GCTGATATTACTATCACCTCGCGGAAGCTTCTCTCCCCTTAATGGAGATGAGAAAAACCGTTGTTACTAGATAGTAGCCGCCTTTACAATTCCATTGTAAGTACGTCTATCGACCTAATAATGAGTTTCTAACTTGCGTTAGAAATTACCTTCTGGCTAGATCCTTTAACAGGGAACCCTAGCTCAGCTGGGTAATCAAGACGTCAAATATCCATAGGGATCGTTACTTGGTTAAGTTAAAGCTTAATTAGGTAATTCTCCCGGAGTTTAAGTGACTTCTTGACCTGCCGTCCCTCACGGAACAGCGGAGTTAGGTAAGTTCTTATACCACCCACCTATTTATTCCTTACCTGCTAGATATGACTCTAGATTTCAGTTCCAGGATTGCAACCACTGATGATTCTCATCAAACAGCTAGCCCGCAAGCCGGGAAGAATAATAGGCAAGCATTTTAATTTAAAACTATGAAATTTATCAATAAAGATATTAACATGTTCTCAATTAAGAACGCTTTTAGGGATGGTGTAAAACACGAACCTATGGTTTCGCTTGGTAACCCTTTCGAGTTACCAGCACTGGTGTTAAAAATAGGATACAGAGTAATTCTGGCCTGTTTTGACTCCCCAGTGAAGATCACTAAGAAACTTCAGATTGTTAAGAATTTTATAGGATATTTATTTCAAATGAATAAACATCATGGTCCTATGACCACTGTAAAATACTTAAAATCCTGTCAATTAGCTATTCAAAAGCGTATTAGTATGGATCGGATCCACTCTCTAAGAGAGATTGAATCAGATCTTCCGTTACCCAGATTAACTTCTTCTGGGCTCCCAAGATTTATACCTCTTTCCGATAGGAGGAGTATCTTGTCAGGAGATGGTGATATCACCAGATTCTGAATGACTCTTTTTTCACTTTATAGGGTGATTAAGGTCGAAGGAGAGATAAAATGAAATACCATAACGGATCCATATTCGGGGGATGAAGATTGCCTAAAGCGAGGGATTGAAGATTTATCTGTTATTACAGCTAGAAATTCTTTCCGTTTCAATAGATCAATACTTCAAAAGGATTATGGAGTACTAACATTGCAAACTGCTTCTCCATCTAACAAGAGTTCGTGAATGGGTATCTACTCTGATTTGTTTATGTTAAAAAACTTATCATTGATAGAACCAATGAAATCACTATTAACTGAATTTCAACAACATCGGCTGTTAGCCTATATTGATGTTATCCTTAATAGTAACTTTCCTTCACTCCCCATTACCAAAGCTCAAACGCTTGGGTACATGGGTCAACTCTCTTGTAAAGAAGAGGCTGCGGGAAAAATCAGAGTCTTTGCTTTGGTAGACATCTGAACCCAAAGTGCATTAAAACCTCTTCATGAGTTTTTATTTGCATTTTTGAGGGGACTTCCTAATGATGGGACATTTGATCAGGACGCTTCTGTACAACGGTGTATTCAGAAGACTGAGAAAGCTGGTTCCTCATGGGGTTTTGACCTCTCTGCAGCAACTGATAGGCTTCCTATACTCTTACAGAAAGGTGTATTGAATCCATTAATTGGAGAAACAGCATCGTCTGCTTGAGCAAAACTGCTAATCGACCGAGATTATATACATGTATATCATCAAGGTGGTAGTAGCGATGTTTATCGCTATGCAGTGGGGCAACCTATGGGAGCTTTATCCAGTTGAGGAATGTTGGCAGTGACTCATCACATGATAGTTCAATTAGCCTATCAAAGGGCTCATCCTGGTTTGAATGAGTCCTGATATGAAAATTATGAATTATTAGGTGACGATATTGTTATCTTTGATTATGCTACCTCCGTATCTTATCTCCAACTTATGAAAGAGTTTGGGGTAGGAATAAACTTGAAGAAAAGTGTTATAGCCAAAAACGCTTCATTTGAGTTTGCTAAAGTTAGTTATAGTAAAGGAAAGATTGTTTCCCCTATATCATGGAAAATGTTCATCTCACAAAATTCCCAGATCGGTAGAGTTAATATTTTATACCATCTCTTAAAAAAGAGGGTTATTAGAAAACCTATGAGATTTGCGGAAAATGTGGTAAGGAAAAGCCTTTATCAATTGGGAAGTATTAATTTTTCATTAGTATCCCTCTTATCGATGATGATCAATTCCGGTCAAATGACTTATTCGGACTTATTACGTACTATTATAGTACCTGATAAACGAAAGAAACGGGACTTATCAACCTCAATTAATTTTTTAAATAAAGAATATTTGAGATCGTTGATAATATCCTTAGTGAGAGGTCAACCTATACCCTTGAGACAATCTGAATTGATTGCTCAAGTAGCTTATAATGATCTCCCATGACATAAAATAGCTTTGTTCCGTGTTATATACAATTACAAGTATAAAATGGGGGATAAGGTGACTTTTATTAAGTCATTAGCAGATGATATGGTTGATGTGATGATTCCTGGTATGTTGGGTCCTGAAATGAAGACTCTTCAGTCTCCACTTCTTTTAGGGTGAAACCTAGAGAAGATGAAGATTTACCATAATTATCTCATTACTGTCCAAGTTGTTGAAAACCTATTAGGAGATCTCTCCTGATATGATAATTTTAACAAAGATAGTATACATCTTCCTTTAGAGGACCTGATGCTCATTTATGAGAAGATGGAAAATCTGAAAGATAACCTATTGTTGGTTGAAAAAGCCAATGAAAAAGTAAAAGGAAATGCCAAGAATAGAAAGATAATTAAGTCACCTTTAAAAGTGCTTAAATTTGTCTTAAAGAGTAATAAGTATCGTCCTTTATGGACACTTACTACCTCTACTAACACAGGCTTTCTGAGGCATCTTAGAGATGTGTTATTACACAAAATACCCTAAGTGTTCTCATTTGGGGCTAACGGTCTTGCTATTTATTTCTATACAGAAATCCAAG